CCCTAGTTTTACGGAGTGGGCCGCCCTTTCCCGTTTTCCACTTTTCATATAATCTTCTATTGATATCTGTCCTTTTATAGGCTCTTCTTTTACAATTCTCCATACATGCTGCACTGTAAGGTCATACCTCGTTGCAAGGCAGCTTATTGTAGTGCCTTCCCTGTACTCTTTTATTATCCTTCTGTTTCTTGCCTGCATGATAAGTTTTTCGGGCTTGGGAATATAAAGGTTGTCACCTCTTCTAAGATCAAAAAGCTTTTTCATTGCCTCAATGCCTATGATTTCAAATATTGCCCTGTTCTTTTCGTCAAGGTCTTCAGGTTTTACGTCCATCATAAGCTCATCAAGAAGTTTCTTATCCATCATATCCCCTTTCTGCCTTAATCCGCCCTTTTGGTGTAGGCAAGTGCAATCCACCCTGCACCGCCTTTTAGTCTTCCCCAGCCGTTCTTTGTAGCTGTTATGGTGTAAAGCTTTTTACTTCCTTCCTTTTCCTTAATAGCCCCGATTACCTTGTACTTCACTCCTGCACCCGTTCTTACGTTAAGGCTGTCGCAGGTAGTCTTTACCTTAAACTCGGTATGTCCTGTGGCATTGTTCTTATTTCCCGGCTTGGCAGTTTCTCCCACTTTATCTCCCGGTGCTGCCTTTTTCCTTCCATGCCCTTTTATTTCTTTCTTAAACTTCTCCCATTCTTTACCGTTGTTTCTTACATCAGGCTCACCGCATATCTTTCCGGTTACATCGTAGTGTCTCACTACATGGTTTTCATCAATTCCATACTTATCCATAAGGTATCTTATAAGTTCAAGCCCTGCAGCCTTTGTTTCTTCCGTATAGTACCACCTTCCGTTCTTATCCTTTTTGACACAGAACTCAATGCCTATGGAGTTTGTATTTCTGCACTCAGGGTGTTTATATACCCTTGCTCCACAGTGCCATGCTATGTCTTCATCCTCTACCGACTGCCATATATCACCGTTATAACCTACAAAGTAATGTGCACTTGCACCCCTGTAGCCACTTGCAAAGTATCTGCAGTTTGCATTTGCATCACCTTCTGCTCCGCAGTAATGCTTTACTATGTATTTAATCTGTCCCGGCTTTCTGTTGGCATCCGAAAAATTTACTCTTGTAAGCAGCTTATTAATCTTCCTCATTCATATCTCCTTCCGTTATAAGACCATTTCCTTTTGTATCTTCCGTATCCTCTTCAATGCCTTCTGTTCCATCAAAGCCCATCATATCAGGATTAAATGAGTTCCTGAATGTCATAAGCTCATCCTCCGTCATTTCATCAATGTTCTTAACAGGCTCGTTAAGTCCTGCCTTTTTTGCCTCGCTTGATATATCTGTCATCTATTTATCCTCCTTATCATAATCAACCGTTATTCCTATTTTTGAATCAACTATGAGGCAGTTTCTTATTCCGGCTATTGCCTTTTCAACCTGTTCACTGCCAAGGAAGCTCTTTATAAGCTCTCCGTTCTTTATTTTGTAGATGTGCCATAACTCAACATCAAAATATCCGGTCTCTTCCTCACCATGTCCGAATACGCTTATCAGTGTTTTCCTATCAGCTGCATACTCGCCTTTAAGCTTTTTAAGCAGAAGTTTCTTCTGTTTGTCATCCGGTTTATCCTGCATGGTATCAAGGAAGTCCTCAAGGCTTGTCTCAAAGCTATAGTCACCTGTAAAGGCTGCTTTAAGCATTTTTTCAAGAGTCTTGTCATATTTATAGGTTGTCTTTGTCTCCTCAGTAACCTTTGACTTCCACACACCCTCGGAAAGTACCTCTTTAAGCCTGTCAACATTTATAACATCCATACTCTGCGCATCAAGTACCGATACACTTCCGTCTTTAGCATAATATCTTACAAACTTGATGTTTCTGTCTTCTATGTCCTTAAGCCCTCTTGCCTGAAGCTCTGCCTTTACATCATCAAGTGTTTTCTTACTTGTTTTAAGTTCCCTGTCAAGCCTTACAGCCTCGTTTACAAGCTCTTTTGTTGTCATTTCTTTTATAGCTGCCATTATGCCTCTCCCTTCATCTTTTCAAGTACCTTTGCCACACACTTCTTGCAGATATTTATGCCAAGATACTGAACTATCTCCTCTGTACCCTCACACGCTAAACAGCGCGGTGTATACGGTCTTATTACTATCTTATCCTCTTCCTTTGATACCTCCATAGGATCACCGCCCTGCAGTCCCATCTCCCTTCTCATTGCAACAGGTATGTTGATGGAGCCATGGCTTGATACTTTCTTGTAATTATTCCTCATTATTCTCCTTTCCGGACTTTGCCTTACTTTGTTTATTCTTCTGATAATATATACACTTATAAATCTGTTCTTCCGTTACCTTCATTTCCTCGGCTATCTTTTCATTGCTCCACCCGGCTTTACTCAGTGCCATCACTTTACCTGCATCAAGTCTTTTTCCTGAACTTTTGTCCGGGCTTTTTTCCTTATCCTTGATACCCAAAGCTTTATTTTTAGTCTTAACATACTCAGCTTTATCAAGTTCAGCCATAAGACTTGCATTGCACTTCTTACAGAAATGAAACTCGCAAGCATTATCCGGTTCTGTGAAGGTTCCATCTTTTTCAAATGATACTCTTATAAGCCTCATACCTTCCCCGGTGATTTCCTTACCGCAGAAGTCACATACAAAGCATATTTTTTTCATAAGCCCTCCTATGCTTCCATAATGTCCTTCAGGCTCTCATAAACCTCTTTAAATTTATACTTAGTTTCTCCAAGCTCTCTCTTTTCTTCCTCAAACTCTTTAAGCTTTAGCGCAATTTTATATACCTTTGCAGCTCCAACAGCTTGTGGGGAAGGCCTCAGGTTCATATCAGTATAAGAAGTCATCCAGATAAGTGCCTGTTGGATGTAATAATCCCACAAAATGCAGCCTAAATCTCTTTTTTCCCATTCTTCCATGGCTTCATCTATAAACCTCTTCCGGTTCAGCCTCTTCTTGTCCGGTGGAAGGAGTCCTTTTGCCTGTAGTATCTTTTTTATTTTAGCCTTCTCTTTTATCTCACTTTTGGTCATCTATTCCACCTCTTTTCACAGATGCCATAAAGTCATCCATGGCACTAAGATGAAGATCAAGCATGTAATTTCTTACATTATCGACATCATCAATTCTCCTGTAGCATTCATAAGCAAGTATTGCCTGCATTGCCCCACACATAACTGCAACTGCTTCAAGTTCTGCCTGCCCACACTCCATTGAGACCTTGCCGTTTATCAGCTTCAGCTTAATGCTCTCATCTTTCATTCCTTCTCTCCTTCCCTCTTAAGCATGGCTTTAAGGGCTTCAATCAGCTTGGAGCATTGTGTATAGTCAAGCCATTCAATGCGGTCAACCTTAAACATCCTCTTAGCCATTCCGTTTATCCGCCTGTTGTCCTTCCATCCAAGCCTTCTTGAGAGTATGTAAAGCTTCTTTCTCTGTTCCTCTGTGACAGGATTGCCGGGCTTTTTCTTTCCTCCTGCCATGTCCTTAAGGTTTCCAAGTGCTGTTATTACAAGGGAAAGCTCCCTTCTTGTAAGCTTCTTAATGCTTGACTTTCCTGTCTGTCCATATACAAACTCATGCAGGTCATCATCAGACATTGAAAGCTCTTTACTTTTTGCAATCCCCCATAACATTTTTATGCTTGGCTCATACAATCAGACCGCCTCCTTTGAAAGACCATGCTTTTTCTTAATAAAATCAGGGATTAGTATTTCACCTTTTTCGGCTATGTTCTCTTTTGTTATTACATAACCGTTAAGTCCGCCTTCTCCTGCCATTCCTACTGCTGACTGTGTGAAAATCCTTTCAAGCTTGTTTATTGTTTCACTGCTTCCTTCAAGCTGTATTATCATTCTTCTCTTCATAACCGTTCTCCCTTCTTATAACATCATCATTCCGCTTGCTTCCCTCATTACTTTGAGGGTTATCCTCTTTTCTCCGGTCTCCTTCATAAGACGGAGTACATTTGTAAGTGTCCTGTCAAGAAGACGGAAGCACCCTGTCTGGTTATTCCTTGCCCGGAGCATAAACTCATTCATAGCCGGCTCATCTATCTCATAGCCGTAAAGGTAATCCTTTACTTCCTGCTCTGTAAGCCCCTTAAGCTTGTAGTAAAAGTCCATTCTGTTTGCAAAGCGTACAAGGTTACTCTTTATTTCAGCTTCAAGCCTTGGCTCTCCTGCAACCACTATGCCGACATCTGCCTGGTCATATATTCCCCTGATTATTTCCATCTTCTTTTGGGTGTACTTGTTTATCAGCTTGTCGGCTTCATCAATGATAAGCAGATAGCCTTCATTTGTGTTAAAGAAGTCCCTTATGCGGTTCACCCTGCTCCATATAGTGCCTCCTGCCCCCTGTGGCATTCCTATTTCCTTTTCTATTGCCTCTACAAGGTCTCTGCATGCCATGGTGTCATCACACTCTATGTAGGCAACCCTAGGCATCTTAGCGTACTTTTTTAAGCTGTGTGTCTTGCCATAGCCTGACTTTGCAACCACAATCCCAAGAGCCATGTCTTCCTGGCAGGAACGGCATATACCTAAAGTATTTACAAAGTCAGCCGATTCAAAGTATTCAGTCTTTGACCTCAAGCCTGTTCCATTGTTTTGCTCATCCCCTTCAACACTTCGTACAAACTCCCAAAGTACTGCCTCAATCCCTTCCGGATTAGAATCATATTTTCCTGATAAATATTTGCTTATGGTAGACCTTGTATACCTGACTTCTCCCATTTCCGAAAGCCTTTCAGCAAGCTCTGCCTTGGTTATTCCCATCTCGGAAAGAATATCCTGTACAATATCCTTAAGTTCCCTCTCCTCTGTATAAAGCTGTTCAGCCACCATAACAAATCCCCTTTCTAATCTTTTGCTACAAAGCCTTTAAGTCCCTTAATGCTTCTGCAGCCTTTCTATTAATGTAGTCATTTCCGTTACTGTCTTCCTGCTTCCTGAATCCATTCTTATAAGTGGTATCCTTTGGAAGAGATACAACATTATTCTTTATTTCCTTCTTTTCAGGCTTCTTTCCTATCATCAGGTCAATTCCGCCTACTGTGGAAGAAAAGCCCACATATCCGGCATTTAACTCTTCAAAAGGAATGTTAGCCTCTCTAAGCAGTTCCCTGTCTCTCTTAAGCTGTCTCTTCTGTCTGCCAAGATGTTCCTTTAATGCATCCTGTTCCACTCCGTCCGGGCTTACAAAGGTCATAAGCTCCTGTGCATAAGCCTCACATACCTGCTTTCCGTTCTTAAATATGTAGACTGTCTGCATATCGTGAATGTCATACTTGATATCCACATGCTGCCCGATGTACTGGCAGAGGTCATCGGACCTATATGTAAGACTTCCAACCTTTACCCCTACATTCCTTACAAGCCTTCTCTCTGATTTCATCATAAGAAGCGTTGCATAGCTCTTAGGCGGTACTGCCTTCATATATCTTTCAGCATTTTCAAAGCAGCCAAGAGGGGTAGTGTACTTCTCTCCCTGTGCCTTAAGACCGCCCTGCACGCTTACCGCATAGACTTCCTTTACCCAGTTCTGCCACTTCTCATAAAACTCCTCTATGGTAAGCAGCTCTCCCCTTTCAAGCATTCCGTTTATGTCCTTCGTTATCTTGTCTGAAGTCTTTGAGCCTGTAAGAGTTCCGGTGTAACTCTTAAACCACCTTACAAACTTTTTGCAGACAGTTCCAAAAAACCTCTCAACCTGTCCTTTAGTCCAGGCATAGTAAGGAAGTGCCCTGTGGTAATCTTCAATCCCTATCGACTTGTAAA